AAGAGGCCGCGCAGCGGAGCGGAGCGGACTCGTCGCCATTGACAGCTGACACAACTGGAACGCCAGTGCTCTTAACTTTATTTGCGCTCATTTTTTTGCGCATAAAGGGTTTTTATTAATTTACGCGGAATAATAATAACCTATTAGGATTGAACTCTTATGGCAGCACCAAAACTCACTGAGCAAATAGAACACCTTAAACGCAAAATCGGACGAAAAGGCACTCAAAACGCTCTAATCATTCTGCGTGACTATGATTTTGCTGAAATTAAATTGGCTGCTAAACTCATAGCACGCTGTGTATGTTGCGGTAATAAACTCAATTCTAAACGATCACTAACCTGTGAACATTGTACGCAATATACCTATACCCTGCCTCTAGAAGAGGCCAGAGAGGAACTACTAATATGATGGAACTCATAACCTCATTGATCAAACTCAATCAGGCACACTTAGACCTTTTAGCCGCGCTAAAAGCTAACTTATACGAAAGGACGCGATGGAACAAAACGGTTATAAAACAATGCTCTCCAAACTCGTAGTAGCTATAGCTCTTGTCTATTTTTCTGCGCATCTAACAGTAACAGGGTGGATTGCTCTAGAACTCAGACAACTTGAACAAAGAGTTGTCTCTGTGGAACGCAGTACCATGAGCGCAAGAGACGGTTTAGAAGTCTGGAAAGCAATAGTAGAACTACAAACAAACTTCCATAACATGGAGAAACATAAAAATGACACTCAGTAAAGGCGAACACTTTTCCCCTGACACAGAACTCGGCGCAATAAACGGCCCTAAGCGCGGTACTAAACCTAGAACAAAATGGCTCAAAGAAGCGCTAATAAAAGAACTTAAGAAAGACCACCTTAACACAGGCAAAAAGAAATTTGAGGTTATAGCTGAGTGGATTGTGAAACAAGCAACCTTGGGGAACGACAAAGTAATTAGAAAGTGGGCAACAACGTTCATATATGATCGCGTAGAAGGGAAGCCAGTCACAACATCAGAAATAACTCAGGAACAAGAAGTTAGAGTTATTAATATGCCTGCACTAAAACCGAAAATAATGATCAATACAGAACAAGAAACGCAAGAGAGAGATTTTGCGCGCAATTGAAATACAACCGACAGAAAACCTAATAGAGCCTCATAGCACCGGAGCACAACAACAATATTGGTCTGACCTTGAACACAGATTTGTAGGAGTTGTGGCAGGCAAACGCTCAGGTAAAAGCTATATTTCTTTTGCAAAACTCTTATGGTTGCACCTCTACAATTCCTTTACTCCTCAAGGGCAACCCACTTATTGCGCAAGCCTAGTGGTAGAACCAACACACTCCCTGCTACAATCAGTAGCCATACCGTACGTCATGGAATTTGCGGAGAAATATAACCTCTCTTATGAATTTGCCTCCAAAAAACTACTATTCACCTTTCCTGATCTAGGCATGAAACACAAACCCTCATATATACGCCTGCACACAGGTGAATCAGCAGAACAAATACAAGGGTTCTCAGTTGCCCAAGTCTTAGTGGATGAAGCTGCCTCTTGTAAGTGGTCTGACACAAATCCCACAGAAGACGCCATACTCCAAGCGATGTCCAGAATGGACAATGAGAAAGCCAATTTCCGCCAAATGCTCCTCTGTGGCTCTCCAGAAAATACCCTGGAAAACAGGTTCTTCAAATTCTTTGAAACGCCAAACCCAAATAAACACCTATACAAAATGTCCGCAAGGGAAAATCCTCACGTAAAAGAGTGGGTAGAAGACATGCTCAGCGAATGGTCACCTGAATTAGTAAAAGCATATATAGACGGTGACTGGATCAATATGAGTTCTGCACGTTGCTATACGTCTTTTAGCGAAAAGAATATAGATGCAAATATAGACCTGGATCCAAGACTTCCTCTACATATTTCTTTTGACTTTGGCGCCAATGTCGGTGTGGTTCTCTTAGTAGGCCAAGAACAAAAGGGTACTCTAGTCACAACCCATGAAATACACAGAGAAAAACTTACCACAGCAGGCGCCATGAACATTCTCAAAGAAATACTGAGCAAGTACCCACCATTTGACGAAATACAGATTTATGGCGATGCCATGGGGCAGTATAGAGGCGGATCCAGCAGCACAGAAACTGACTATACGGTTATACGCCAACATATATTAGACTGGAAATTAAGATCACGTCTTAGAATACTGTCTAAAAACCCCCAACACACAGAACGAGTTAACCGTATGAATGTGGCTCTCCAAAACATTTATGGTGAAATCGGTTTGAAAATACACCCTCGCTGCGCAAAACTCAAACGAGATTTCGAAAATGTGACATGGGATGAGTCAGGAACGCGCATAGCAAAGTCACTTTCTGTTTCTCACTGGTCAGATGCGGAAGGTTATAGAGTTTTCTACCTGAGAAATCCAAAAATCCGCAAGGAAAATCCAATTAGAGGAAGGGTTTCTGTCTCATAATTCCTAAAAACACCTATGCCAAGAACAAAAAGAGTCAATAAGAAATCATTTTCCGCAAGACCACAATCAAAACCCCAAACGAAAAAGCCATCCTTAGGCACTCGTACACAAGCTCAAACAGGGGGGTTATTCGCGCAAAACAGCAGTGGTTCGTTAACAAGCTCACTTATTCCGCAAAGCCTCCTAACATTGCCGGGTTTTGGGAAAAGTCCTCCTGCCACATACCAAACGTGGCGCCAAATGCGCAATGACCCCTCTGTTAACCTAGCATGGGCTATAGCCACGGCCCCCATACGCGCAGCTAAATGGACTTATAACACTAAGTCAGCACCAGCAGGCGCAAGAGATTTCATAGAAGAAATAATGGAACCGCTAAAAGATTGGCTAACCCATAATGCCCTCTATGCACTCCAATATGGTTTTTCGCCGATGGAAAAGAATTTCGACATGAGAGACGGCAAAATAACTCTCATAGGTCTAAAACCACTATTGCCCGACATCACAGACATACTTATAACAAGAAACGGCTCCTTTGCTGGTTTGCGCGCAGACAAAGGTAAAACAGAACTGCCGCCAGAAAAATGCTTTGTGTTCACAAATGAAATAGAAGCAGGTGACCTGTATGGAAAATCCAGATTCGAGTGCATACGCGCAGATTGGCACTCAAACAAAATTCTGAGAGAAAAACAAGGCCAATTCTTAGACAAAATAGCCTCTGTACTGCTGATCCTTAAATATGCGCCGGGAACAAGCCTAGATCGCTATGGAACAGAAATCTCTAATTTTGAAATCGCAGAAAAGATCATAAGAGACCTCAGACAAGGTATGGCAGTGGCAGTTCCCAATGACACCCTAGGTGGTTATGAGGCTGACGATCTATTAGCCAGAGGTATGGATCCTAAACAACTCAGCGCATGGCAGTTTGATTTCTTAGAAACCAACGCACAACATGGTCAAGACATGGTTTTGCAAATGAAACATAAAGAAAGCCTCATATTCACAGGGCTTTTAGTGCCCCCCAGATCAGCCACAGAAGGGCAATATGGAACAAAAGCAGAAGCCGGTGCCCATGCTGACATAGCCCTGTCCTTAGCAGAACTAACCCTAAACGATCTAGTAAGACACATTAACTGGCATGTGGTTAACCAACTGCTGGTACTCAACTATGGAACCTCAGCAGAAAACACCGTGTGGATTGATCCTCAACCTGTCGAATCAGAGAAAAAGGAATTGCTAAAAGAAATCATACGCATGACCTATGCACCACAAAATGCAGATTTGACCCTGAGCATGATTGACATGGACAAGGCTTTTCATGAATTGGGATTGCCAAAAGCATCAGAAACCATGGTACAAGGCATTGTGGAGGCTAACCTAAATACTCCACAACCACCACAACCAAATCCGGTTAACCCCAATGAGGGACAACCGGCAGAACCCCGCACTAATCAATAATTTCGCGGGAAAAAAATCTGCTATGAAACAACAAGTACTAAAAGACCGCCTCAGAACAGAAAACCTAGCAGTCAGACAAATAAAGCGCATAACAAGACTTCTAACTACAGATCTAATACAAGCAACTGTATATAACAGAAACCTCATACAAACCCTACACAGCAGAAACACAGAACTCATAACAACACTAACAGATGCTATGATCCTGAGCCACCTGCAAGCAAAGGAAACCTTTACTAATAAGTTCAAAATAAAGGCACCTACAGCATACCAATTTACTCTGCTGACCAATGCACAAAACGCAGTTAAGAAACAATCAACCATAGACAGACAAACATTAGTCGATCTATATAAGCCCTTGGCTGAACAAGAAATAATGCGCAAGCAAAAACGTGTAGAAATAGAACTACAAAAGACAGTTAAACAACTGCTGGAAAACAACTTACACGGACAAAGCGCTATACAGTACGTCAGAGAAGCACTAAATAACCAAGGTATTACTTTCTCACAACCATGGGCATATGAGACACTAACACGTACACAAACTAATTTGGCTTATTCTGTTGCTCAATTGCAGTCTGTACAAGACCCTGATGTAAAAGACGAAATATGGGGCTATGAATACAGCGCAGTAGGGGACAGCAGAACCAGACCTGAACACCAAGAATACGATGGCTTTAAGGCTGCTAAAGAAGACCCTATATGGGAAAACATAATGCCTCCACGTTCATATAACTGTAGATGCACAGTCATACCTATATTCAATGATGAAGCACCAACTACTGCTAGTACTCCACCTAATACCACCATAGAAACTAACTTTAATCCAATGCAATTACTGTAGACAGACTGTAGACAGACTGTAGACACAGAACTACTACCACCACATAGATGAGTAGTAGAGGTCTTTAATAGTACATCGTAGAGCATCGTAGAGGCCCTAGACACAAAACTAAGTAGTAGTACCACTCCCACAATAGAG